CCTGTAATCCCTTTATAAATGGCTTCCGCAAACTTATTTGCACCGATTTCTGTATACTTTTTGGCATCGTCTGTGTCTACAAAACACACCTCTACCAACATAGCCTTTGCATTGCTATGATGTACAACATATAACTTTGAGCCGTCCTTAATGCCTCGGTCTTTAAAACCTAACGCACTTATAGCCTTGCAAGTATTAGTTGCCTCCTCAAATGATTTCCCGTTATATGTCCAAACTTCAGTACCTTGTCCGCCGCCGCTATTGAAATGTATCGACACAAACAAATCCAACGGCTGTGCATTTGCCATATTTACAATATTACTTAGGTTTTCTCCAACCGTAGCAGCATGGTCGTTGGTGCAGTCATACACCGTATGACCTGCACCTTTTAACAAATTTTCGAGAGCGTAGCCGACTTCTCGAGCCTCTACGCTTTCATCTATGTAGTCGACTGCACCGCAACCGACAGTACCGCTTACAGTGTGTCCGCAATTTATTCCTATCCTCATACTTATTCCCCTTTCTTCCCTTCAAGTTCCGAAGTCATAGTATCTAACCATTTTTCGATACCCGTTCGTAGTCTATTTGGAATAGGTAAACCACATAGGCACATATTTTTCAATATTGATATACCCTCGTACATAATGTACAACAAGCAAAAAAATTCACAAATACCCACCTGCGTAATACCTATGTATTTTAAAATTTCTTCTGGCACAAATGGTAACATATTAAATCCTATCAGCTTGTCCAACACCGCCAAAAATACGACAGATATAATCATTGCAATCTTACGAATTGCACCATCTATACCAAAACAGCTATTGAACTTTTTCTCTTTTATGGCTCTTAACAAACCTAAAACCGTATCCAACATAACTGCAATAAATACAGTTTTAACAAATAGATTGCATGCCAATGTAACCCAAAATATATTAATTGTTTCCCAAATATTCATTCTTTAATTCCTCTCTTTTCTCAAAATTGTTTTTCCTACTATATCACATTCTTTGACTGTTCCGAAACTACGGCTATCGGTGCTATTGCCACGATTATCACCCATAATCCATAATTCACCATTAGGGATTATAATATCAATGCTTTGACCTGCCGTTTCTTGTGGATTTATGTACGGTTCATCTTGCCATTCCCCATTTATGGCTACACTGCCATAAATACTTATAGTCAGATGGTCGCCACCAATCGCAATGACACGTTTAATCAGTAATTTTTCATTTACATTTACAATACATATATCCCCACGATTTATTTTACCTACAAACGGATTGTATAGCAGTCTTTCACCGTCTTGTATTGTCGGGTTCATGCTTCTCCCATTCACTGTTGTTCGGCATAATAGTCCGGTACATATAAAATTATTTATAATCTCCAATGCACTGCACCCTTGTTTTTTTAATTTATTGATGATTTCACCGTAATTCATTTTTTACCACGCATTCGACATCTGCGGTATTTTAATTGACGTGCGTTATGTTGACATATTATCAACCCGTTCAACAAATCAGCAGCAGATAATATTATTACACCGGCATAATAATACCACTCTGCATTAACTCTAACTCCCAACATAATTAATAATAGCATAGGCAACAAACAATTAATTACCGCCGCCAATGTACTGCTTTTTATCATATAATTACCTCTCTTCCTGTCACTACTTCCACCGTTTCATATTTTATGTCCGATATTTTTTTCAGTGTAGCGATTACATAATCATATCCATCACCATCGTTACGTTTGATACGCACATATGTTTCATATACATTTCCGCATTTTTCAATAGTTACATTTTTATTAGGAACTGTTATTTTTTGATGTGTGTTTTCATCAATATAAAATATTTTTTCCGGTTTAGCAATTCCGTTTTTAACCGAAAATCCTACCGATATTTTGTATTGCTGTTCTGCATCATAATAACTGTCATCTAATTTATCCCGTAACACATCATTGATGATAAACATAATCGCAATGAATGATATCATTAGCCAAAACATCATTGTTGGTTTTATAAACAATCCTACCCATACAAATTTAAAATATCTGCTCATTCTACCCCTCCGTAATATTCAAAATACCGAAATATTTATTGTATCCTGCATATGTGTCACGAATGATATATCCGTATGATGATGACGATATATATACACGATATTTCCCAATCTCGGTGGGTGAAACCGTTGTATATTCATCCTCGGTCACATTGAATGTATCATCATTCGCAGAATACGTTTTATATTTCACATTCACGTCACATTGTTTTGACAATTCAACATTGAAACTATGTGGCTGTCCGTCGTATTTTACCGATTGGACTTTATCTGATGTTACATTAACAGCATTTGCTGATATTGACATATACAAATCACATTCACCTATTCTGTAACACGACTTATCCGCCGATGTAATTCGTACATATCCTCTGTTTGAACCGCATTTTGTCATGCTCAAAACATCACTGCCGTTATCGTTGAAATAAATTTCAAATTCAACATCACTGTCATTAATACATTCTGCCGTGATTGTATGCGGTTGACCGTCATATAAAAATGAACGTTCTCCAGTCTGCTTGAAATTCAACGTTTTAGGTCTGACACTGATTAAAATATCTTTGGACAGTGTTTTTCCGTTGCTATCGGTCACTTGAACACCCCAATTATAGCCGCCTGTTTGCATTGGTGTTCCTGATATAGTTCCGTCTGATGTCATTGTGATACCCGGAATATTGGAACCCCAAGTTTGTTCCCAAGAGTACGGTGGACTTCCGCCCTGTGCAGTTAATTGCCCTCTGCATTCAGTCTTATATTCGCCCAAATACAAATTACTTGTCGTAATCTCAAAACGCTGTATTTGACGAATTTTATCACCATATTCTGAAAACGGTGTATCATCAGGAACATCAACACCACCGTCTATAATTGCCTGCCGTATTTCCTGTTTGACCGCATAACAAAATGTTATGCGGTTATATAAATTGATTAAATACTGCATAATTGGCGATTTTTCAGTCGGATATTGATATTGGGGTGCATATGTATCATTAGAATATAAATTTCGGATATTTTTAGCATAATCGGCATATCCTCCGGTAACAGTACCACCCTTTTCAGCGATAGCTGCCCTAATATCCGCAAATGATGCCATCATTAATTTGAATTTTTCGCAAATCGTCATGATGTTTCCTCCGTCACGCCATTTAATTCATCTAACATATCTGACATATTGCCTAATTGTGTATTCATTATTTGCAGTGTACTGTCTAATGAATTAATATTGGATGATATGTCTGACATTGATTTTGAAATGGCTTTGAGGTGTTGTTCAGCTGTTTCCACATTGTCTTTTACCATTCCGGGAACGTCTGCCTTGTCGGCATATCCCGGAATTTTAAATCCCTTTTCTGTTGTCGTTGCCATGCCAATCACCTCACATTACAGCTACTATATCACCGTTATCATCTTTTTGAATTAATCTGTGATATTCAAAATTGCCACAGTCTGAACTTGACGAAATTTCAGCAGGAAAAATATAATTGTCCGGTGGTTGTGGTCCTCTGCCCGATACAGTTGTACCGCATACTAGCGATATACTGTCACTGTCATAGTCATAACATATATACATATAGCATTTATCTATTGATTGTGTAGGATATGTTGCAGTACCTGATACTTCTTTTCTTGCGATATAATTCACTTTAGGTTTTACCACGATATTATAACCGCTTGATCCTTGACTGATGGAATATTCCAAATCAATTTTTTTGGTTGAATTGATTTGTTGAATTGCTTTTTCCAATCCATCAAATTTTGTGTGAATATCATTATTTAATTTTGCCAATGTTATCGCACTATCTTTGATTTTTATACCCGTAACTGAACTATCAGCAATTTTTTCTGTGGTAACACAACCGTTCGGATGATCCAACACTGTTGCGGTTTTATGTGTTTCAAAATCATCACGTGTAACCTCGTTGTTTAGAGTGACATTCACATTTATATCTGACGCATTTGATATAATATTCAAAAAATCAATAGTTCTGTACACATGGTTGCTACCATCAAACACAGGGAATGCCTGTGCACCGTTACCGCAATTTGTGTACAAATATAGAATTTCACCCAGATCAGGGTCCTGTGCCATTATACCGATTTCACGCAGATAAAACGGTGTATCGCCGTTTTTTATTTTTAATCGCAGATTAGTCATTCCGGCTGCCACAACAGACACATTTGTAATATCAACTGTTGCTGATGATGACGTTACTCCGGTTTGATGCGATTCGATTTCAGATTTCAGTGCCGTTAAATTCGCCACGTCTTCACCGTCATCTAAATACCCCGTACCGATAACTGCACGGGTAATCTTCAGCGGTACACCTGTTTTCAATTTTGCTTCCAGCAGTAAACCGGATGCCGTAAATTTTATATTTGAAAAACCCTCAATCTTTTTTTCTTCTGCCATATTTACTCCTCCTTGTACAATAGCTCTGCATACGTTTTATTTTTCGCAGTTTCATAATCAATTTGTTGCATTTCTTCAAATGTACGGTATTTTGCCATTTGAATTTGTTCACCGGAACAACCGTCAATCACTGCGAATTTTTCAAAATTAGCACAATTTATAATTCCATCATCAGCCACATTATTATCAAATCCAACAGTTTCATAGGTTTTTGACACTGCACATATACAGACAACAGCAGTTTTATGTTCCTGCGGCTGTTGCTCATCTAATTCAATAGTGGTAGCAATATGTGCAGGAATGATTTCATTGACACTGTTTAAAATTTCTTGCAGTAATAACGGTTTGCAACTTTGAATTTTTATTCTGTAATTGGGATTATCTTCACTGATACTCGCACCGTTATCATATGCACGAACTATATTTTGCAGATTTTCAAACGTTGTAGTTGCCGTATGTAAAAATTTTGTTTTGATTTTACTACGCCGTAATTCCAACGTATCATCAGACAACGGTATTAAAAAATCTGTTTCAAAATCGTGAATGCCTGTTTCATCAGCGTCATCAACAGATAGATTTTTCAATGTTCTATCCAATTTATCGTACAATCTATCAAATTCAACATCACATGGATGTAATAATCCGTGCATATATTTTGAATTTTTATAGTATTTCGGCAACAGATTTTCAATGTTAGTCAATTTTCAACACCCCCAACACTGCAATCTGTGTTTCAGTTATCGGGACATTATTTGTAGATTGATTAACTGTCAAATTCGTATAGTCGGTTACACCATCCGTATTCAAAATAGCCTGTCCTATTTTCGCATAGGACACATAACCCTTTGAAAACGAAATTTTCGTCAAATATTCAGATATATTTTTTTTGATATTCTCTGTGACATTTCCCGTCATTTCGATTTTGCACGAAACATTGATTGCAATTTCTTCCGCTGTACCGACTGTCAAATCCGCTCCAACCGGTTTCAAATCATCAATGTATTCTTTGACTTTTTCGACAAGCTCCGCAGGAGCTATTTGATTTTCTGTATCAACAATGATAACTTTGACCGTTCCCGGTCCGTTCCATAACGGGATACACTTAGCGTCACCTACTCCCGGAACGGATTTTGCCCACGATATATATTGATATTTGTTACCACTTGTGACGGGTCGGGATATATATTCATTATATCGTTCACGCAGTTGTGTATCTGTTTCGTCATTGCTGCCACCTGTGGTTGCGTGTTCGTTCGTAACCCGTAGCAATCCACTGATTGTAACCGGAAAACGATTAATATAGCCGGCTAAAACATTCCCCTGTGTTCCGGCTGTATCACATATGACCGGTGCTGATGCAGTTCCATCATCACCTATTGTCACCGTATCATTCACCGTAAACATGACATTTCCGGCTGCCACTTTGCTACCGACAGGCAACACTGCACCAGATGTTCCTGTGACCGTTATGTTCCCTGTTGCATACGTTGCCGATTTTCGATACAAACCAAAATGTGCAACGCATTTTTCTAAATATGTGCCACTTGCAGTCGAAACGTGCGATTGTTTTCGTACCGTTTCTAATTGGTCGTATGCGTTGTCAAATTCGACTGCAACAGATTTTTCAATGTCATATGTGTATGTACCTTCGGTTGTATCGTATTGTTCCGGCACTTCTGCCAGAAGACGTTCCGTTATAGATGTTATTGTTTCTGCCATTATAGTGCCTCCTTTAAGTCCGTTGTTCCGTACACTGTTGTAACAGTAAATTCAACTGTTAAATGCGTTCCGTCTACTGTTGCCGAAAAACCGTCCACACTGACAATATCCTTGTTTTTCTCTAAATTATCAGTAATTTCTCGCTGAATTTCTGATAACATATAGTCATGCGTGAATGTTTTACCTACAAATGTGTCTTTAATTCTCGTTCCGTATGATGTTCCGTTATATATCTTGTATCGTCCTTTTTGCGTTCGTAGTACTTTTCCTATCCAACTTCGTAGGCGATCCATACCGACAACCATTTTCGGACGACCGTTTATAATAACAAAATCACCACGTTCAAAATCAAATGCCGGTTCTGTCGTAACATAATCAGCCATCTTGTATCACCCCCAACACAATATAACTGTTATCGTTGTTATACGGTAACAGGACAACTTTCTTGCCGTTGTGAATATATCTTCCTTCGGCATCACGTTCATACAGATTTACAATGCTTACAACGTGATTTTTTGTCAGTTGTATATTGTTACTGCGTGTTATGATTAAATCCGGTAATTGCGTTATTCTGCCGAATACAGGACCATAGGTTTCACCCTTGCTTAAATTCTTCAGCATTTTTGCTAATTCTGTATATCCGTTATTCATATCATAATCGCTCCAAATCTAATTTATTGTAATGCACACCTTGTTTTATACTGTGCTGACTGCTATTTATCAAATACTTTTCATCACCGATAGCGATAACACTTCCGGCTCTGGTATAGCTGTTCAGTTCTTCAATAATTTCACCGGAATATGTTTCGCTTGTATTGTTCAGCTCCGACAACTTGTTTTTTGCCACTTCCTTTGCGTCTTCATTTTCACCGACTTTGATAACTTCTTGCAAAAAACCGAATTGTGCAATGCTGTTTTCATCTTTCAGCGTTGTTAAAACATCTGTATCTGAAATAACCTTTACGCTTGTTTTTCTGTCCTCGATGCTGGTTTTATGCTCAACGTTTCCGATATACTTTATCGAATCTTTCAATTCGGTGTTTGACGATATTCTGAATTGTGGATTTACAACCATATCCGCACAATTATAAATTCTGATGCCGTCTTGTCCACATAAATTTGCGTAATCAATAACGGTAATTCCGGTATCATCACAATAGGAATACACAAATCACCGCATATTTTTTTAATGCAGTCGTCAGCACGCATTGCAGTGAATTGATATGTATCACTGGTTTTGTTCAGATACTGTCCCACATCACCGGCAACATATTTATTAACGTAATTATCGCCGTCATCAACTTCGATAATTACACCCCTAAAATCTTCTTGTGTACCGCCGCTATAACGAATTATATCGCCCTCTTGCGGTTTGTACATATTGATGTACTTCATATCACCTGCCTTTGGTACGCTGAAATTAAACAGCGTTGCAAGCGTATCCTTGGTATTTTGCCACGATATATCGCCCACATATGATGATATATCAATATCGTTGCATAACACCGTTAAACCACCATTATGGCGGTCACACTGCATTGGTGTTTGTTTGAATATTGTCGGATGTATGGAAATTTTCTCGTTTGTATCAATAAAATGATATTCTTTTTCATTTTCTGCCGTTGTGCTTCCTGCACCGCCGTAGGTTGGTTCGCTGTCCGAAGTCCATATTGCCTTGATTCGTGCTGAACGGTTTATATCGGCGGCATTTAATGCTGATGTAAATTCATCATTATTTCGCACAACTGTTCTGTCAATAATGAATTCCAATACATTACGATCAAACGGATAGTCGTGATACATATGTTTGCTGTCTGTTTCACTGTCTTTTTTTTCGTCAGCCTTTACGCAATAAATCGTCTTCCCATCATCAAATTCCACTTTGATAAATGTTCCGTCCGGACCGTAGTATGAACCCATTGCTACACAATAGAATTCTTTGTATTTTCGTAGTCCACCATTTGCAGTTGTCGAATTACTGCCCCATAAATAGCTATATCCGCCTGATGATTTATCAGTGTATAACTGATATGCCATATATGCTTTTGTGGCTAAATCCCTGCCGATATTCGGTACTTCTCGTGCCGTCCAAGCGGCAGTCATTCCGCTACTGCTATCCAAATTAAAATGAACAAACGTCAATCCGGACATTGATAACGTTCTGGATCGAACCATATCGGATGAATTGCCTTCAATCGTTGTGATATTGGAACCGTCACACGATGCAACTATACCTACATGATTTGCCCAATCCGAACCATTGTAATTTATTAAAAACAAATCACCTGCTTCGGGATTTTTATTGGTGAAAACCTCACCATGTCCCTGATTTGCATAATGTGCAAAATAACCGGCACTTGCCGTTTTAGGCATTATGTCTGTTGTAATACCTGCTTTATCCGCACACCACGAAACAAATACCGCACACCAAGGATAATTACTTCCGTTTACTTCGTGTCCGTAAAACCATGTATTATATTTGACGTTATTCGTTCCGTTTTCCTTTGTGCCGTTTTCAGCCTGTGCAATTTTAACTAAATCCTGTCCACTTGCCATATTTAATCACCAAATGCTCCGGCTTTGTCTAAAATAACTAATATGCGAATCATATTCTTTGTCAGTCCCAAATCGTCATCATCAATACCGGACAAATAACCCTTTTTCTTGATTTTTTCAATCGTTGGTGCAGCCCAATCAGGAATACTGTCAACGGTATAACCCTCAAAACCGTTTGCATTATCTATCATCACGCACATTCTGATAATGTCCATAGTCAATCCCAGTTCATTATCACCGGTGCCGTTCAAATAACCCCTATCCATTAATTTTTGGATCGTAGGTTTCGCCCAATCAGGCATATTATCATCCATATAGTTATAGATTTTTTCATTTTCCAATGAATCCAACCGTTTTTCGACTGCGTCCATTCTTGCCGCCAAATCATCTAACTGTGCCATATTTGTATCCTCCGTATCATTTAACAGCTCTACTTCGCCCAATTCAATCGAATAATCCAAATCGCCAGTTGTGCCAACATCAAAATCTAATTTTTCTATGGCTACAGCCATATTTATGCTGATGTTTGCAAAACCAGTTGATGTAATCACTAAACGAACAGGCAATTTTCGTTTTTGCCACGATTTTAATTTTTCGTAGTATTCTTGACCGTCCATTGACGCATCACGTCTGAACGGATAGTCATGGACAGGAAATATTCCGTCCCATGAAACACCTCGCAATTCGGTATTTCCTATAATTTTAATCCAGCCATATCCGGCTGATTCAAATGTTTCTGTTGACTGTGAATTTGTCACAGAAAAAGAGGGAGGAGTGACAGGAATATGCACTACCTCCTCGCTGTTATTTACGCTTAGGTAAAAATCTAACATTTTCCCTCACTCCTTTTATAAAATTGCATACTGTCGTTTTATTTCAGGTACAACTATATTTATAAATCGTGCCGCCATTTCTTCTTCATTCGCATTTCCTGCATTAATGGTGACGTTTATATTAATATCATTGTTTCCCTGACTTTTCTTTTGGCTGTTTTCGGTGTATGCTTGCAAATTCCGCCAAAATGCCGAAAGTGGAAGTATCGCCTCAGCCCCGGCTTCACCGCCCATCTGAATCTTGCCGTTTGCAAATCCAAATGCAGTTGGACGTGTCATAATACCGCCCTTGGCGTTCCAATCCAATCCGAATTTTGGAATAGGTGTGTCAACCCCCATCACCGTAACAGTTCCTGTCTGCACAATCTTTGGTGCTTTCAGCAGGCTTTTTATTTTGTCCCATACAGATGATACAGTATCAGAAATTTTAGTGAACACATTTTTAACTGTGTCAACTGCCGCCGTAATCTTTTCAACAATGCCGTTTTTTATGTTTTCAAAAATAGTCATTACGGTGTTTTTCACATTGCCAAATGCTTCACCGAATTTACTTTTTACGGCTTCCATCTTCGCACCGACTGCATTGACAACCTCGCCGAGCTTACCGCCGGTTAATTGATTAATTGCGTCATAGCCTGTCCTGTAGTATTCCTTGACACCCTCTATTGCCGCAAATGTAGCACCTTTCAGTCCTCC